AGGCTAAAAATTTCAATTTATACAGCGTTCTTAAATAAACTTCTATTATGTTATCAATGAGTTGTTGCAACGAGCTGTCAGACTTATCGCATACCTCATACCTAGCATCCTCAATTTCTTTCAGCGAGCCTTGTAAGAACTCTATAATATTAGCTGTTTTCTTTGCTGAGTGCAAAGGAATAGCCCCTATTAATCCATGTCTGCCCTGATACGCTTCTGCAAAATCATCGGCAGCTCCAACAATACGGTCATAGAAAATGTTAAGCGCACTGTGCTTACTGAAGCTCCTAGTTGCTAAATGTACGCTGTGGGCAACATCGCGGGCTAAAAATAGAGTTCCAATAAAAGCTGCTGCTTTAGTAGCCATGGTTAGCAAAACCTCCGTGGTATTTGTTACGAGCTTCCGTGACTACTAAATCAGCCAATTCAATATCATCAAAGTAACCTAGGCGCTTAATTTGCTTATTTATACTTAACTCAGCAGCCCATTTTTGCTCACGGTTTGCCCAGTATACACCTTTGACTCCAGACTTATTGTTTCTTCGGTGAGTGATGTTGCACCCGTTTTCAGCCTTAGTCGCAGGGCGAAGATTAATAACCGAGTTGTTTAGCTTGTCCTCATCAATGTGGTCTAGGCAATCAGGCACTTCATTAAAATGATACGCCCATACTAATCTGTGGGCCATGTGCATCTTTCCGTCTACCTTGATTCTTCTGTATCCTTTTTCAGTAACCATACCGGCTTCGTCTCCAACATTTCTGCCATTGCCGCTTTTTTTCCACAATAATTTACCTTCTTGATAGGTAAGTAGTTCGTGTATCCTACTTTTCAAAGGTGTAGGTTTTGCTTTCATTGCATCCCTCCTGGTGGCATACCTTCTGGTGGCATACCTTGCATACCCTCCATACCTTGTGGGGGCTGCATCTCGTCCGTAGGCATCATATCCTCATCTCTACTTGGCATTTCGCCTAGTAAGTCTCCGCTGCTAAGCATACCATGTATAGAACCCATCACTATATCTTGTACGTCTGCTTCGCTCAAATTACCTTGCAGAGCCGTGATACGTTTAGTCTCTGCGTCGTACATCTTGATAGACGCTTCAAACTCTTTGACCTTCAGAGTCTGATCTTCTATGGACTTATGGACATTCTGCAACATACCGTGCATTTGCTCCATTTCCTTGCCCATCATCTCTATTTGTTGCTTAGCTGCTTGCATCTCCGGCGATTCGTCGCTATCTTCTAGCAACTTCGGATCTATGGTCTTGGCAAAACGTCTAGACATCTCCTCTGCTCCAGGCCAATCCATGTTCTTAATGAACAGATCGCCAGCTACTTGCCAGAGTTGCGGATTACCTTGCAGCAGTTGACCCATAGCCTCTAGCGACTCTTGACGCTTGGTCATGTAGCTTGGGCCTGTAGTCACACATACATCATACTTACCCACGCTTGGGTTGAATATTTTTTCAATAACAATACCATCTTGGTCAACTATCTTCTTGACAGGTTCTTGTTGGTTAGGGTCAATCTTAGCTGAGTTCGTTGTACCGTCTACTCCTATGATGCGTGCTATACGCTGTGTGTCATAGATTTTAGGTATCATATCAACAAGTTGACGTGTTCCGTACCGAATAGCCCTTGCCAGATTGTCTACATAGTGGTATGTGCCGGTGTCAGACTGCTTCTCACGGGCCATAATAGCCTTACCAGAGCGCTCGTTAGACGTAGCGCCAAGACTTGTGTCATACTGCCCAGTTGTACTCTTAATGTCGTCGCTAGCCCCTGCTTTAGCCTGCAAAAGCCCACTTGAAGCCATAGGTGGCTGTGAGCGTTGTGGCAGCGGTAGAGTAGCGCCTTGACCATCTGTTACATCTGGGTTTACTTCTAAATATGGCCAGTTAGTCGTGTTGGCTGTTTTCCATTGGTTTTCATATCCCTCAAACTGACCGCCATAACCTATAAAGGGAGCTTTAGGCGCTAGAGCCAGCATTTCGGCTTCTTGGCTAACCCAATAGTTGTACATACGTTGTGCATCTTTCGCATTACGTACCAAACCTGATACGTACAACCTTCCGTCCACTTCAAATTCGTTTCCGACTACACGTATTACAGGTATGTACTTGCCAGCCCAATCTTGTGTCTCTAGTATTTCAAACCCGTTAGTTTTGCACCATTTGACCTTCTTTACGTCTACATTTCTAGTTTTTATGGGCTTCATGCCCATTTCTTTCATTTGAACGTCCTCTCTTGAGCCTTCAGTAGCACTTACGTTGCCGTGATACAGGTTTAGCTTCTCTTTAGAGTGTTCTATGTGGAAATACTCAGCAATTCGAACGGTATTCTCGTTTATCCATTGAGATAAAGACTGATCGCCTACTCCTTGCTGCATAATACTAGAAATTGGGGCTGCATCTGGAAACAGACGCTCGTATTCTACCTTAGTGATGTCCTCAGTGATGAAGCACCATTCAGCATCCGAACCGCAAGGGTCTTGAATGGTCGGATCCATGTACACGCTAAACGAATTACGAATACGTCCGATACGAATGTCTTGGTCAAAGCTACCATCGTCGCAGTATTCTGTCAGCAGACGGAAATAGCCCTCGCCGTACGTTACTTGGTTCTCGCAGGCTGTATCGTAGGCTACGTCAGCGTCCGAGATGTACTCTATGTGCCTGACGATACCGTCAAATATCTCAGCGACCTCTACGTCTGCCTTATCGTCAGCAGGAATTACCTTGCCGCTTGGCCTGTTCTGTCTTTGGTCGTTGGTTACTTGCTTTACGTGCTGTGGGAGTTTGTTGATGGTTAAACATGGTCGTGCATTGATCGTTTGCCCTTGTACTGAGCCTCGCGTTGCCAGTACATCCGCAGGCCATTGCCATTGATTGTCTGGTGAGCCTGCATTGAACCGTAAATCGTCAAGTTCATCCTCACGGCTTTCAGATAGCGCAGATACCGCCATCGTAAAGCGTGAACGCATTAAAGATAGGTACTCTGAATCTCCGTCGGCTACCTTACCGACTGTATCCATGCTAGTTTGATCGTATGCCATTAACTTCCCATCCAAGAGTTCATAACGCCTTGCGGTGAATAATTACGTTTAATCGCCTCAGTATACTCTCTATGTGCTACAGGGAACGCAAAAGTCACCGCGAGTGCGTCCGCAGCGTCAGGAGAAGCCAAGCCTCTTGCCCTCATCTCTTTCTTTCCCTCTAAAAATATAGTACCAGACGAGTTTGGCCGTTTCATTGGGCCTGTCAAGTCTGCTTTTAGTTGTCTATCATCCACTATACTAGCAGACTTTAGCCATTCTCGCATACTATTCCACATTTCAGCACGTTTATTACCAAAAGCGATAGATTGTTTAGCTCTACTGCCGAAGTTAACGCCTCGTACCTTATACCTCTGTTCTACTAATCTGTCAAGTATACCATAACCTAGGCCACCTTCGTCAATTACTGTCAGCACTGGCTTGTATTCTTCCATCGCGTCGATGACCCGCCCGACGATGGTCATAGTGTCCTCGCCTGAGTACCTCTTTATAGCCACCAAGTCCCGACCCTGGCGCACCACGATCACCGTACTATCCGCACCGCCCCGCGCCGGATCTACTCCTATAACTATAGGGGCGGTCAGGTCTTTATATCTCTCTCTAGCCATCGCATCGTCCACCAGCATCGGGCTGATGAACTGATCCTCACCCGCGCTAGGGAACTCCCCGTACACTTCAATCCGAGCCTGCGGGGAGTCCTCACCATTCTCTGCAATAATCTGGGCATATACTTGTTTATCCGTGTCCTCTACTGTTCTTGCATCAACTATTCTGGTTTTCCAGAAGGCACGCTTGGCATGGAAACATTCAAAAAAATAACCCTCGTTTCTACGGGGGTTACTGAAAGCGAACCAGTACCTATCCAATATATTCTCGGTAAAGAACCCAGCACCAACGTCCCATATAGGGTTAGGTATACCACTAGATTCATCAAAAATCAACATCATTCCGTCGTGATTGTGTACACCCGCGTAACTGTCGGGATTCTCCGCAGACCAGAGCTTGCCTTCTGCCGCCCAGTACCGCGTTCCTTTCTTCAGGTCGCGCTCCACCAGTTCGCATAGCCATTTAGCCGGTACGAGCTTGGTAGCACTTATCTCCCACCAGTGAGAGTTGATAATCATGGCCTGCCACTTGGTCAGTTCACCCCAAGTTACTGACTTCAACTGACTTTCACTGTTCGCCGACACCACCACCGAGCTACCTATGCGAGTGGTCAGCATCCATAATATAAGCCACGCTACTAGCGCCGACTTACCGATACCCCGTCCACTACTGACCGCAGCCCGTAGTGTGTCCATCTGAATCTGCCCTTTATTAGCGTCTATATGCCCCTTAATCTCGCGTAGCACTTCTCGTTGCCATTGTCGTGGCCCTTTGAAGTTAGCGAGGGGAGTGTTCTTCTGCCCCCAAGGAAAGGCATATAGTACAAAATCTTCGGGATTGTCGGCTAGCTTGGTAGACCATAGTCTAGCCATTAGCAACTGCTCCTCGTCAGACTTATATATAGGTAATTGCATTAACCTTCAATTACCCTTCCTTGAGCTTCGAGTAGTGCTTGAGTGATGCTGATTTTCTGGTATACGTCAACAGATATTTCCTGCTTGGCCGTCCAGCCGTATACGTGCTGTAGTATCGCTAGCGCTGCTTTCGCGTCGCCTTCGCGGGCGGCTTCTCGGAGTTGCGTGGCGGCTTCTATCTCGCCATCTGCTCTACCCTTCAACGCCGCCATGTCTGCGAGTGGATCCATTTGGCATAGCTGCCTGTATTCGCTGGGTAACATACCGGCGGCTAGCGCCAGGGAGTCACCTTTTAGCCCTATGTTAGCAGCATCATATATCTTCTGTAGCCTTAATTCGGTGGCCTGTACTACTCTAGGACTGTAGGGCAATGATAGCATTTGCGGATAGTACCATACTTTATAGTCATATAGTCAAATAGTCATGCAACATTAGTTGCAACATGGTCATTTAGCCATAGAAAAAAAATTGTACTTCGCTTCACCTTCTTTACGCATGGCTACTGCGTCCTCAAATATCCTAGCATACCCTAGATGAACCACCTTACCTTTAAGCACTATCTTTGCCGCCCATCTACGTCTATCTGCCGCCCAATGAACACCTTTAACTCCGCTAGTATTAGCTTGCGCAAGGCTACGATTTTGAGCATTTTGGGTTTTAGTAGCTAGCCGTAGGTTTACCTTTCTGTTGTCGTTACGTACACGGTTTATGTGGTCTATACTAAAAGGGGGCGATTCCTTGTTCATATATAGCCATGCTAACCTATGTGCGCTATACGGCAGGTTGTCTATACGTATTATGACATAACCCCCTGAGGTAACGCGGCCTGCGGTAGAGCCTACTTTTACGTGCGAGCTAGCTTTGCTAATCCATGTAAACAAGCCTGTATCTTCGTTATAGCTTAATACCTCACGTAATCTGTCGTATGTAATCATCGTACTCCTCCTTTAGTTAAGCCAGTGTACCACTATTAAGGGTTCCGTAGTGAGATGTTTTTTATTATCTGGCTAAATAAATTTTTTGTTTTCGGCACCAGCCGCGACCACACCACCAAGTCCAAGGCCCTCCCTCCCCCCTCAGTTTGAAAATTGCCATTTTCACAAAGCCCTACTGCTAACAGGGTCAATGATAACCACACTAGCAACAAGGGCAAAGGTCGAGCAACGAGCCGCCGCCGAAATGGATATTGCTTTTCACCTTTTGGCCAGAGTAACATACATTCTATATGTAGGTATAGTCAAATAGTCATGACATAAATGTTGGCCGCCTACAATTCTCGCGCCAATTATTACAGTTCCAGCATTATGTTAAATAGAACAGGTTATAGTCATTCAAATGACTATGATTAAACTATTGAATACAAACAAATAACAGGCATTTTTTAGCATTTATAGTCATTTAGTCATGCACTTTCAGTCGCTGGCTACTCACACAAACGCTTGCACACTACAATCGCCGCCGCCGTTATTCCATATATATATATATTATTAAACTTTAATAGAATAAGGACTATATGACTATAAAACCCTACAGCTCAATGATACTGGCCTTCCCGTGATAGTCATTCACACGCCCATCCATACCTAGAATAACGCTGAGAATGCCGATAAATCACTATTGTTTGCGATATATCAATATAAATCTGCAATAAGTTTGATCTAGCTCAATATAAATCACTTGACAATCGATTATGATTCTTTCCGTAGCACCAGTATCTTAACGCGGCACTTTGAAAGGGAAGCAAAATGATAACAGCCTTGAAAGAATATGCAGCCAGCCAATATGACGTAGCAGGATGGGATTATTTCACAGAATGTTATACAAACAGCGACTGGGTAAACCTGGTCGATGATTGTAAAACATTGGCGGCCTGTAAAAAGGAACTAAAAATACGCGCCCAGGATAATGTAGACGCCTCTGAATCCTGTGATTTTCAGTATTAAAACCCATTAAAAGGAGATAATAAAATGACAGCCACACAATTCGCAATTGCTTGCAATGCCGTATCAATCCCACCGGATTTAGCATTAGAGAATGACAATATAGTAGCAGCGTTACAGGCCGGTGATGATGACCTAGTGATGATTTTACTTTGTGATGAATTTTAATAGGGGAATAAAATGCAAGATAAAATCTTTAACGCAATGCAAACCATAGTCAATAGCAAAGCTTATCCGTACGCCCTCGGCGCGTTTATGGCCTTCGTTTTCGCTTATCTCATCGTGAAAGGACTGTAAAATGTATACATACAATGCTGAAATAACTGATCTATTCGGCGGCGACGCTAACTATAGTTGGGTGCGACGCTATGAGATAAAGGCCAAAAACTTCCGTGGTGCTATCAACAAGCTGGCGCGCATTTACGGATCTGGCTGGCGCTTGACTACTTATTGCGGCAACTATCAACAATACAAAATGACAGGCGCTTGTATAACTTGCTTTATAACTGAGGGCGAATAACCATGATAAAGAATGACATACAGTTAACAAGTGGCCGCACTATAACGCATACGCTTATGCCTAATGGCGCGACAGACGCTACACCAACAAGTGGGTATTATTCAATGACGCACGCGGAATACGCTGAATATATCACCAGGGCCTTTCCGTATCTTAATATTAATAGGGGCTTATAAAATGGTTATCATCAAGACAAAGGTACTACCTGCAACTAACTATCGCGGCACACGCATACAGGCAAGCGCTAACGGCTTCAAAGCAACCATTTCGTACCCTTACGCTATAAGCTATGAAAAATGCCACTTTGAAGCAGTCAAGGCGCTTATTGCCAAACATAATTTGGCATGGGATATATCTAACATGGGCTACGGCTCTGATGACAACGGATACTATTTCACTTTCAATCATTCAACTATGGGAGCGCAATAACATGAATTCAAATATACTACACGCAATGGCACTATTGGCAGCCAAAAAAGATATACGCTATTATTTAAACGGCATACTCGTCGAATGGAGCGCAACAGCCACGCGGATCGTGTCCACTGATGGGCATAAAATGGGTATTTATAACCTACCGGAGCAGAATAATCCAAATAGCGGCAGCGTTATAATTCCACTTGAAGCGCTCACCGGACTGAAAGGCGATGTTATTATAGGGGCGAATACTCTTACCACGTCAGACAGTGTTAAGACATTTACGCCAATAGAGGGGCGCTTTCCAGACTATACAAGAGTAACAGCAGCACGCGAGCCCAGCGGAATTGCCGGTCAATTCAATGTGGATTATATGGCACAATTCCAAAAGATAGCACGTATGCTGGGTAAAAAGACAGACGCGGCAGTGTTTTATCACAATGGGGCGAATAATTCCGCCAGGGTATCGCTGACCAGCGACGATAAATTTTATGGCGTGCTTATGCCTACCAAACTTGAAATGACCACCACTTGTGTAGATATTTTTACAGGGGCGCTCTAATATGCTGATATTTTTATTGCCAATAGGTTATGCAATCTTTTTTCTAATTATGTATATAGGGGCTTAAAATGAAGACAACAACATATAAATGTATATGTGGGCATATTGCGTACTATTTAAAACGCAAGGGGTGGAGGTGTACCTGTAACAATCCACAAAAAAAGGGGCTAAAATGAATATCACACTAGAAAAGGTCGCGGCCATAGTAGCCGAACAGCGTAGAGATACAGCGTATCAAGTAGTATTACAGGCACAGCGTGAGTTAAAACGCTTTGAGCATGAATATGTTGCGGCTTTGAAGGCGCTAGAATGCTCTATCTAATCGGTACACTTATACTACTCGCAATTTTCCTAATGTAGGTTCACACATTCTACGCAGTTCACTCTTTGAGGCCTCGATGTTTGGGGCTTTAAAAATATGCTTTTTAGTCGTGTAATCCGCGGACGATAGTCGGCCACAATCCACCCATCCCGCCTCATTTAGCGCGTGCATTAGCGCACTTGGTGGCACTTTGCTATTAAGGCCAGTAGCTAATCTATCGCATAGAGACTGGAAAGGCGACCCGATTACACCCAATTGGAACTCACCCACGCGTAGGCGCAGCATTTCAACTATATGCGATTCTGAGGCGCTCATACCGTGTTCAACTAGGGACAGTTTGTATTCGGTCATTGGTGGCGGCGCGCCTGCTTTAAAATGCGCCACGTTGCGTGCGTACAGCCATGCGCCAATGGCTGAAAAGCCGCCAGACTCAAACCATGCCCACATTTTAGCCCCATCGTCAGGCGTCATCTTGGGCGCGTGAGTCCAGACGCACATCCACCGTCTATCTGACGTGGGTAAGCTGATGGGTATGTAGTCATTAGTAAACGCCAGGACGAGCAGCCTATTGCACATCATATATGGGTGCAGGCCTTTACGGTTTATGGGTAGCATTTCAGGCGGGGCAGCAATGATGGGCTTGAGCTTGTTAGCTAATACGCGGCGCGTGGACGCGTCAGGTTCTTTAAGCTCGTTGATAATCACTATCTCACTTTCGAGCTGGTAACCCCATTGAGACGTGGCCGAATCTGAATCCATAAGGCCGCGATTCTTTAAGCCATTGCCGCACACGGCGTGTATGAATGGTGCAAAAACTGTATCTTTGCCGCAGCCATCCGTGCCACCTAGCAAAATGGCGTGATTAATCTTTATGCGTGGATTCTGCAATTTGAAGGCCATTGCGTCAAATATGTGGTTGCGGCTTACATCATCAGGGATCAGGTTCTCACAATGGGTGAGCCAGGGTGCTATGTTGCCTGGCGTACATACTGGGCGTGCATCGCGCCATCTATTGCCGTATACATCCCCATCGCGTGTTACTAGAACAGAATCGCCTGCAGCGTATGTGATACCGACTAGGGCTTTAGCACCCATTGATTGTCTGTTCTCGTCAAAGAATACGGACGCTTCGACCTTACGATTTGTGTGTATGCTCTTACATTCCACATGGCGAAAGAGGGCGTTAAACGTGGCGCGCGATACCTCACGGCGATCCTGTAAATCAAAGTAGGACTCATCATCCTGTATATAGGCGAAGCGTTCAAACCACTTGGCGCGCTCGATACGGCCTAATTCTTTACGTTCGACTTCTGCTAGCGCGTCAGTCTTGAACATATCGGACGGGGTTAGCTTGGATAATGCAGTCTCCATCACGGCGGCGAGCAACTCATCGCGTAGGCCGTGGCCACACTTGATACCGCTCTCCTGCTCTACCCATTGTAGGAATTTATGGCTGTCCCATTCGCTGCAATGCTCATGTAAGCAAGTGTATGCGCGTGTAACTGGCATATAACGGCCTTCAGGGTTGCCGTCAGAATGTTCGGCGTGGTTCGGACATAGCACGCCCCACCATCCGGCACTATTGCCGTTAGCTAACAGATACCCGGCAGATTTTAGCCAAGCAAGCACCTCGTCCGTGCCATCATCGGCAATGTCTATCCGGTTGAGCGTGGAAGTGTCGGCTGCTTCAGGTACGACATCTAAGGCCGTGCATATCTGGTCGAGGGTGAACTCACGTTCAGGATGGAACTCAGTCAATACGCTTGCAAAGTTGTCGCGCCCTGGTTTTAAGTTGATCGATCCTGGCAGGCGAAAGTTGCGTACAGGGTTGATAGCCCCACCATCCGTATATCCCGCGTCTGCTATGGCCTTGATTGCTGCTGAGAAGTCGCCTTTGGTTGGTTGGCTGTCGAGAGCGAAGGTGTAGCCCCATTGATAGTTGTTGGGCGAGGTTTCCATTTTCCAAGTAGGTTCAAGCGGTGGGACGGTGGACTTTGTACCTATGTCATCCAGTACCATAAAGCCTACGTGCTCACAATTAGATGCTGACGCGGACGGTTTGCCGTCTATAAAGCGGTCAATTATGAACATGGCGGTATTGCCGTACCACGCGCCTGCTGTCATCTTTTTACTAGGTAGAAAAGCAGGCCATGCTTTCGCTGACTGCTTGACCACTAGGAATGTCTCGCCTTCAGGCGCAATGTTTGTTAGATAATTAATCATTTGCCATACCTTTTCATAATTTTCACTTCAACAGAAAGCGGAAGGCCAGTTGCCCACGCCGGAGGGGTACACATAATATGCTCTAATTGTGCTGCGACTGCATCTGCATTTTTTTCCGCACATTCAACGACTATTTCATCGTGAATGTGCAGGACTGCGTCAATTTGGCGTAAAGAATGGCGTAGCAGATCGTTAGCGACTGCTTGTGTAATGTTCTCACAAGCTAGACCTTTCCACAAGCGAGCGCGTGGCCATTCTTTAGCATCGGCGGTTGGTTTCCATGCTGCTTTCAGGTATGTAACGCCATCTGTCTCTAGTCTAGCGAACGGATAGCACAATACACGGCCAGAGGGCAGTATATACCAGAGGTGTATACCATCGAACATATAGGTAACGCGCCCTGCTGAGAACTCACGGCCTTTATGACGCATAGCTTTCATGTAGGCGATCTCTAGCTGTTGCCAGTAGTTGACTGCCCATTGATTAGCACGTCTCCATGCGTCCACAGTACGCTTCGCCTCTGATTCGGTTAGAGATACACCGTAGGCCTTGCTCATGGCTGCAAACGCTCCAACACCGCCACCGTATCCACAAGCAAGAATCGCCACTTTGCCCACTTGTCGCTGTTCAGGTGATACCTCCGATACACGGAAGATACCCTGCGCTTCTCGGACATAAATGTCCGATCCATCACGGAACACTTGCAGCACTTCTTCTGCATCACCGGATAGCCACGGATTGCACCGTGCTTCAATACCCGCCCAATCCGCTACGATCAGTACGTTGCTTGGTTCTGGTATAAGTGAGGGGCGAAGCATACCCTTCAGCACGTCTGTTACCCGCACACCAAACTTCGGCACTACGCTATGCCCGCGTACCATTGCATCTCGTGTAGCTTGTGGGTCTTTCACACACTTGCGTGTAAAGTTGTGGACTTGCGCTCCATAGGATGAAGCACGGCCTGTAGCTGCTCCACCATTGAACACGAAAGCACCACGCACACGCTTGTCGTCTTGGTCTGCTAGATCAGCCAAGCGTTTAAACTTAGCGACTGAACTAGCCCATATATCATCAGCGCATTGAATAACGTCCGCTACGTCATGCGGTACTTGGTCTGCATCTAACGTCAATAGATTAGCGCGGACGGTCTTGTCTATCGAATAACGCTCACCGTTATACATTAGCTTGAGGGCTTCTTCGCCAACACGGGCTTGTACCCAAGCTCGCATCTTAGGACTGCGTACGCTTGTTACTTCGCCTTCGGTTATGTCTGCAACTAGGGCTTGGATCTCGCCTGTCTCAACGCTTGCGTACTGCACGGCAGCCAGACATAGCGCAGTATCGACCAGTACGCCTCGATCATTTATGCGCTCGTTAACGTGGTAGTCTAGTAGCTCGGTAGCTGAGAGTTGACGCATACTTTGCGAGACGGAGCGCATAGCGCGTACGTCCTGTTCACAATAACAAATCATCTCTTGCATGAGTTCAGGCGAGTTGTTGAATGGTGGTACACACATCAAGCGTATAAGCTGCTTGCCTCTGTGATCCTTCTTCATTCGACTGCTGAGCGCACGGCCTACATCTTCAAGCGAACCAGGCAGGCAGTTAGCCCGCGCCTGTGCAGCCGTACAGTACCAAGAGTCTAACACCGGCGGCGCTAAGTTAAGGTCAGGGCATAAAACGTACTCAGTTATAAGTCTATCAAAGCCACAATTATGCGCGCGTATTTGATGCTTGTTTATAAAATGTTCAGCTATTCTAAGTGGGAACGGCTGCGAGGGTATCCAAGTAGATACTTCCTCGTCGTCAAAGGCGTAACTTAGGCACAACACTTCTGTTGTGCTGTCTCTAGCATAATTATACGAGCCCATAGTTGGTAGGTTGCACTCGCTTTTTGTTTCATAGTCAATCCACAAGATAGTCATGCTAGCCACCAAACGTATCCGTATGCAGGGCGATGGGCGGCCATAGCGTGGCTAATGCCACCTGTTCTACCACCGCATAAATGATCTTCGGCGGCTACTTGGCTATCAAATGTAAGTATTCTGCCCGTCCCTAAGTGTATACCCCTAATACGGATCTCAGGCTTAACTCTGCGACCCGCGGCTATTGCGTGCATTACATTTTCCCGCCTAGATATCCATTCTAAGTTATCTATACGGTTGTCATGCTTTATAAAATTTTTGTGGTTTACCTCGCGTAGCGATTGTGGGTTAGGTATAAACGCAAGCGCTACTCACTGATGGATAGTCATTACCTTTCTTGACTTCTTACCGTTTGTATAAAGGTGTACACACGTGTACCCGTGATTCATGCGATTAGGCGCTAGCACCTTATTAGACACTAACGAATGTACGTTGCCTAAATTGCTTACTAAATACCGACCTTCATAGCCTTTAACAGGCAGCCAACTTTCTTCTGACATTTTATTTCCCTCCCGACTGCCGTCTGTCACACGGCAGAAAGTAGTGAACTAAGCGCGAACTCTACGGCGTGCGGGTTCTGTTTTGCCGTCCATGCTAACCCAATCTAATACTTCAAAGATTGGCGTAAAGATACGGCCATACGACTTGTGCTGATAGTGTTCCTTCTTCAGGCTAATCACCGGCACAGGCTTGGTATGATCCTTCTCTACTTGGTTAGCAATGGCAACAGCAAGCGCCTGGACTGATCGCTTACCACCGACTGACGTTGTAGAGAATGTAGCTTCCATTCCTGCATCATCACCCGACAAGCACTTCATGCTCATGCCTACCTGAGTTTCCCAACCACGCTTAGCGCCTGCGGGGGATACGTCAAGCTCTGGCAATGGCTGACTGACGTTGACCATCTTCTCGCCCAGCACTTCTCCATCACCCCAAGCAATAAAGCCGTGGATGAATGAGAATGGGTTGACCACCCAAGTTGCTGCGTCATCCACTTCCGTTTGATCTGCACCGTACACCCAATGGCCTGTCTTATCCATCTTAATGATTACAGTACCCGCCGAACCCACCTCTACTTCAAGTGTGCGTAGGGCAGTTGACAATGTAGATACATCTGGAAGTCCTGCGTTTGAAAAAGCGATTACATTTGACATATTTTCCTTTACCTTACATTAGTGATAGCTTAGCAAGATGCTGAGCTAGTTGAAGCACCTCTGGTCTAGGATCGCTCCTAGCTGCGAGGGTGTTGCCAGATGATACTGCCACGATTAACTCGGAGGGCAATGCCACCTTTTTCTCTTTCAGCGCCTTCTCTATTTGAGCAGGACTGCGTATTTCTGATACGTACGGGTCTATCTTTCCGACATTGCCTATCCAATCTGCTGCTTGCTGCTCATTTACCCATTTGCGAATAGCACGCTTGGCCACTAACTTATAATCTGGTACTGCACCGCCTGACTCTAGTATCTTAAAGGCTAACGCACGAAGGTCTGTTATCCACCCCTCTAGTAGGTCTGCATCCTTTAGTGCTGCTGAGATAGCGGGAGCGTCAAGGCTAGATACTTTCACCTTCAGCGCTCGTTCTACTGCGCCTGTCATCTGTGGGCATACTGGTTTAGCAGAACACCAACGACAATGATCGCCTGATTTAAGTGTAGCTTCGGGCTTGGCTGATTCTCTGACAGCGTTAGTTAGTTCACGCTCGAAAGCCTTAACTCTGTCTGGTGTAGTAGTCCACCTCTTAATGCTTGGTGGTTGCACTATTATACACTCTATTTCGGTCACATCTTTAAATGCCCATAAAGTTGCTTCTGTTCTCATGGCCGCTGCTGCGTAGAACATAAGTTGTTCATTCTCTGCGGCTTCTACTATCAAGCCGTTACCGAACTTCCAATCAAGCACGACAGCCTTAGTACCCATTCTGCCGATAAGGTCTGTGGAACCGAATACCTTGGGCATAAGCTGACCGAAGTTAACGCTTGTTTCTACAGCAAACTGCATAGTATGGTCAGGATCTATCTCCTCAAGGGCTGACAGCGCAGGCAGTATCTTGTCTTTTAGTAGATCTTCGGTCAGCACTTCATCAGCGTAGGTTGTGCCAAGGTAGTCTATTAACGGCTTGTCTGATGTCAGCATCTCAGCGATGACATTATGTAGTAGCGTACCCTCGTCAGCGTACTTGCTTGAGGCTTTAGCAGGCATCGTAGCACATAGTGCTACAGAACCTGGGCAGTTGATAACACGTTTGGCTGTTGAGCCCCCGACTATAGATGAATGTTTCATAGTTTACCTTTCGATTAATGGAGGTTGAATCTTAAACCTAAAAAAAAGACTTGTCAATAACTTTTTTATGATATATAGTCGGGCCATGAAAGAAAGCGAGATAGAGAAGCACCTAGTCTGGACAGTAGATAGAGCAGGTGGCCGGACGTATAAGTTCACATCTCCTGGACGCAAGGGAGTAGCAGACAGAATCGTATGCTTGGACGGCCAGACATGGTTTATAGAGCTAAAGACCAAAGGCGGTAGGCTGTCAGAACTACAAAAAATATTCGCAGCCGAGATGAAGCGGCTTAATCAGAAGTACGCGTGCTTATGGACAAAAGAAGGGGTAGACGAATGGAACTTAGACCGTACCAAGTAGAGGCCGCTGATTTTCTGCTAGCCCATGACCGTGCTATGGTACTGGCGGCAGTAGGGGCGGGCAAGACTGCGCTAACCCTACACGCTATGGAGAAGCGCGGTGGCCGGTATCTGGTCATAGCGCCTAAACGTGTGTGCGAGGAGGTCTGGCCGATAGAAGCGCCTAAGTGGTCTACTCTGAAGCTAGCCGTAGCAGTAGGCACGCCCAGAATACGGCAGACTGCGTTTGATTCTAAGGCTGACGTAGTAGTAATGAACTACGATAGCCTGAAGTCTATACCACATCTAAACTTTGACGGCATTGTGTTCGATGAGCTAACTAGACTGAAGAACCCATCAGGTAAACGCTTCAAGGCGTTGTTCAGCGAGATAGACCACATACAGATCCGTTGGGGCTTGACAGGATCCTTCACCAGTAACGGACTAGAGGATGTGTTCGGTCAATGCAAGATCGTGGACAAGTCGCTACTAGGACGGTCTAAGGGCGCGTTTCTACAGAAATACTTTGTACTTATCAATAAGGATTACGGCGAATGGGCTGCACGTAAGGGAGCGCTAGAGAATGTTATGGCGGTCATCAAGCCTGCTACGTTCCTACTGGAGTCCAAGCTATACAAGGACAAGCTACCGCATCTGCACGTTGTCGAGATGCGGTGCGACATGGATCTGAAGGACTACAACAAGATGAAGAAGGACTTTGTTGTTGAGTTTCCTACAGCTACAGCCGTGGCAGCTAACGCCGGTGTAGTCACAGGCAAGCTACAGCAGATGGCCAGTGGATTCATATATGACAGCGACAGCGTAGCGTCACCAGTACCAGGTAAGTACACAGCTACACGAAGCACTATGTGGTTGTCAACACATAAATTTGATTTATTAGATAGCGTTTTGGAAGAAAATCAACACGCCAACACGATTATAGCGTATACATATAAAGGCGAACTGGCTGAACTACAGCGCCGGTATCCCAAAGCCCTCACACTAGACTGCCCTGACGCGGTAGCTAGATGGAACCGAGGCGAAATAGAACTGCTTTTAGTCCACCCCAAGTCTGCGGGGCATGGGCTGAATCTACAGTACGGTGGTTGCAAGATCATATTCTTGTCGCTGCCGTGGTCATTAGAACTATACGAGCAGACTGTTGGACGCTTGCATAGGTCAGGTCAAGAACACGCAGTATGGTGCTATATTTTAATAACGAACAAAACGATTGACGAGCGTATATGGGGTGCGCTTGCGGATAAAAGAGCATTGTCTGACATTGCAACGGAGGAGTTAAGGTGAAAACGAAGTTAAAGGCGGCTAAAGCAGAAATGA